AGCGTGTGAGGTCTCTCGCTAGCCTCAGGTGATCCGCTGCAACGGAACACTGCCTAAAAAATTAAGGTATTGCTGATCATCAGCAATTGCAGACCATTCTTGTATGCTAAAATCAGTCGGTCCAAAGGACGTTACCGTCGTGATCCGTTGATTAGTGCACATGGGTTCGCCCGTCAAAGTACGAGCGTAAATGAAAGTCTGGTTCTCTCTATAGGGCAACTTGACAATCAAAAGTGGGTTAACCCTAGTATCCGCCATAGCCACACCAGTTTGAGTGGTGTTTCCTGGAGCCAATTGAGGGTTGGCGTCAGGAGACTGTTTAACTTCCACAGTGACGGATTCTCCGTGGACAGTTCGTACTAGCAATTGGACTAAATGTCCTCCTCTTATGGCCAGGCACGATCTGAGCATAAAATTCTTTGCCGACATTTTCATTTCTCCGAATGTGGCATGTGGTGCGCCTTGGGTAGGCACCCACACGGAGTCCGGAACATCTATGGGTCGATATTGATTAGCCCGATACGATGCTCTAGATAAGCCGCCCTCATTTTGTTGCGTGGTCCTACCGGTTACTTCTACACAATCTCCCATCCTTGAGGCCAAAGGTCTCAGACTGACAATATGCTGTCCAAAGTGGATGCATGCTGCCATATCGTAGGACGAAGGATCGTTGAAGGTGATGGTCCTAGATGGACTACTACCGATAGTGCAATCCCAAGTATCTCTGTCCAACATAAGGAGAGCCACTGGAAATACCTCCTCTTCAGCGTCGAGGGGGGTTCCATAATGATCTCCATTCAAGTTGTACACAGTCATGAGGTCTATTTCACCAGCGTCTATTAGTTCATGAAAGACATCGCTAGTGAATACATCTCTCAGTGTGGGATTCTTGCCGAGCACGAGCAGCCTCGCTTTCGCTCCAGCGGAACGCCCCATTCTTGTGTAACAATTTCCATCCTCCAAACAATCAGCACTAAAGGTGGTGCCTATGATGAAATTTGGCTTTGTCAACACAATCTGGTACAAAGGAGTGCCTATATCCCCGTCCATGACATAATGTCTTGAACCGGGCAACCTGGCAAATCTCAATGACCAGTTGATCCTGTGTCCCTCTTCGATCCAAGCATTCAAGTCCACAATAGTGACATGTTTGCTCGCCTCTCCGGCTTCAGGACAAATTAGGGTAGAGTACACATGGTCAGGACTCTTCTTCATGCTACTCACATAACTCTGAGCAGCTGGAGTAGCCACGTCTTCTTCACTCATCATCGTCCCGGCTGGTCTGGGCCTAATGATGCAGTAAATCAACAAAGGCGCATTATTTCCAGGAATTAGA